TTACGTGATTGGTATGCTGGTTTGGCCATGCAGGCGCTCATAGGTGTGCGTGAGTGGGAATCTCATGCCGGAGAATTAATAGTTTCAGAGGCACTTTACATGGCTAAAGAGATGATGGAGCAGCGGCAGACGGAAATGACCGCTGAAATGTACGCTGAAATAGGCCTTGAAACGGAATGAACGATAACCTGACGACGGATGATTTACTTGCGGAGCTGGTTGCCCGCGAGGAGGCTATGGCGTCGTTTGCTGCGTATATTGAGTATGTGAGTGGGTTGAAGCCTCCGCCGCATTTAAAGCTAATCTGTGATAAGCTGGATGATGTGGCGAATGGTAAGATCCAGCGGCTGATGATTTCGATGCCACCGGGGCATGGTAAGTCGTTTGCCGCATCACATTACTTCCCGGCCTATTACCTCGCGAAGAACCCGACGAAGAACGTGATCTTTAGCACGCACAAGCAGGAGCTGTCGGATTCGTTTGGTTTGAAGGTTCGTAACGTGATCAAGGGCGACGAACATCGGCGATTATTTCCGGGTGTGGGGATTAGTGCCGACAAGACGGCGGCTGGTGAGTGGATGACGACGCAGGCTGGTGGTTATCACGCTACGGCTGTTGGTGCGAACGTGACTGGCCGGCGCGGGGATATATTGATTGGGGACGATTTGCTGTCGGGTATTCAGGCGGCTGAGTCTGACAGTGAGCGGAATAAACTATGGGCTTGGTACGGTGCGGATTTTTTCACGCGCCGTAAGAACAAGGACACGCCTATCATCCTGATAGGAACGCGCTGGCATTTGGGTGACCACATGGGTCGCTTGGATCAGGGTGAACGGGATGGTGAAGGCGAGAAGTGGGAGCGGGTGATTTTGCCCGCGCTGGCGGTGGATAACGACATTTTGGGGCGAGAGCCCGGAGATGCGCTGTGGCCGGAACAGTTTCCGAAAGAGGAACTGGAGAAGATCCGCCGCCAGCCTTCCACGACGAGCCGTATCTGGTCGTCGCTGTATCAGCAGAATCCGGTTGTGGATGCTGGTGGTATTATCGATCAGACGTGGTTTAAGTGGTGGCGCTCCCCTGATCCGCCTGAGGTGAAGTACGTCATACAGGCGTGGGATACGGCACTGACGGCAAACAAGACATCGGCATTTAGTGCGTCCACGACATGGGGCGTGTTTGATGATGAGAACGATATACCGAACCTGATCCTGTTGTCGGTTTGGCGCGACCGGGCGGAGTGGCCTATCCTGCGGCGCATGGTGCAGCGCATGGCGATTGATTACCGTGACGATAACTATCGCGTACCAATCAAGGTATCGAAGAACCGCAAGCCCGATACGGTGCTGGTTGAAGCGAAGGCAAACGGCCAGATGCTGATACATGACTTAGGCCGTGCAGGAATTGTTGCAACGCCATTTAATCCTGATAAGTTTGGTGATAAGATGGCGCGTGTTCGATTGGTGACTGACTTGATTGAAAATGGTAGAGTGTGGCTACCGGCGATGAAGCCGTCATATGATGAGTTGCGGCCTTGGGCACGAGATTTTATGGAACAATGCGTGCAGTTTCCTGCAGCTGATTCTAGGGACTGGGTTGATACGATGACAATGGCGTTCTTACGGATTAAACAGTCTGGCTGGGTTCACAACACGGATAACCCGTATGAAGAGGTATATGACGTACCGCTTGAACGCGCTGCGTTTTATTGATAGGAGGCATAATGGCCCGTAAACCGATGACTATCGAAGATACACTGCGTCCTCAGTTTGAGGGCATTGGTGGTATTGACGTTGAGATGCCTGAGGGCGACGCAGAATACGAAATTGAAATGAGCGCCCCTGAGATGGTTAATGGCGCTGAGATCACTGAGCTGGATGACGGCGGTGTTGAGATTGATTTCGAACCAGCGGAAGATGATGATGAAGAAATTCTTCACGACTCGAACCTTGCGTTACACATGGATGATATGGATCTCAATGGTCTTGGCGAGATGTTGCTGAGCGGTGTTGAGGAAGATAAGCAGAGCCGCGCTGAGTGGGAAACCACGATGTCTGAGGGCATCAAGCTGATGGGCTTGAAGATTGAAGACCGCCAGACGCCGTTTAAGGGTGCGTGTGGCGTTTACGATCCACTCTTGGCAGAAGCTGTTGTGCGCTGGCAGGCTGTGGCTTGTGGTGAGCTGTTACCAGCAGCTGGCCCGGTTAAGACGCAGGTTATTGGCGTTGCGAATGAGCAACTGGAGGCTCAGGCGTCACGGGTTAAGGATTTCATGAACCTTTACCTTACGGAATTGGCCCCTGAGTTCTACGAAGAGTTTGACCAGATGCTGTTCTGGCTGGCGCTGGTGGGTTCCACATTCAAGAAAGTATATCAGGATCGGCTACTGGGACGCCCGGTGAGCCGATTTGTTTTGCCTGACAACTTCATTGCTGCGTATGGCACGACCGATTTAGAAACGAGCCCGCGCTATTGCCACATTACGCCGATGACGCGCCGGAATTTCCGCTTGGCACAGCTGGCAGGTGTGTATCGCGACGTTAAGGTCGGTGATCCACAGCCGGATGATACGGATCAGACGCCTATTCAGGCGCAGGTTGACGGTGTTCAGGGTGTTGAACCGGGCGCTGAAGGCACAGAAGAATACAAGATCTACGAGGTTTATGCAGACCTGAATCTCGAAGGCTTTGAGAATGAGGATGGTATTCCTCTACCGTACATTGTGACGATTGAAGAAGGCAGCCGTAAGGTTCTGTCGATTTATCGGAACTATGAGGAAGAAGACCCTACGTTCCAGCGTCAGAGTTCGTTCGTCCACTATAAGCTGATGCCCGGCGTTGGCTTCTACGGTCTTGGCTATGCACACTTATTAGGCAACTCGGCAAAGACTGCGACATCGATCCGCCGTCAGCTGATTGACGCGGCGACGTTGAACAACTTCCCCGGCGGCTTGCGCGTCAAGGGTATGCGTCTCGACGACAATAACATTGGGATTGGCCCGACTGAGTTCCGTGAAATCGACACGGGCGGTATGCCGATTCAGAACGCAATCATGACGATGCCATATAAGGAACCTTCGCAGGTTTCTTTGGCACTGCTGAAGGAAACGTATGAGAGTGCGCGGAATCTTGCAAACACGGCGGAGATTGCCGTGGGTGAAGGTAGACAGGATGCCCCAGTTGGAACGACTGTGGCTCTTATGGAAGCGGCAACCCGACTCCAGTCGGCGACCCTCAAGAGGGCGCATAAGGCATTCAATCGGGAACTAAAGATGATTGCCAATTTGTTTGGCAAGTATCTACCCGACGAACCGTATCCGTTCCCCGTTCGCGGCGGCATGTCGGCGATCATGCGGGAAGACTTCTCGAACAACATCGACGTTATCCCAGTCAGCGACCCAAACATTTCTTCGTCGGCACAGCGTATGATGCGCGCAGAAGCTCTGTTGCGGTTTGCGACACAGCAGCCTGACCAACACAATCTACGCGAAGCCTATCGCCAGATGTACGTTGAGATGGGAATTGCCGAAGAGAAGATCGAATTGCTGCTCTTGCCTGAGCAGGCGAAGCCAAGGCCGCTGGATCCGCTGTCTGAGAACCAGAACGCGCTTACAGGCAAGCCATTGGTTGCTGGTGCATATCAGGATCACGATGCACACATCGCGGCCCACGCTCCGATTGCTGAAGAGAACCCAGCGCTGCAGGCACACATCAATGAGCATTTGGCTCTGAAGATGCGCGTGCAGGTCGAGCAGATCATTGGCCAGCCGTTGCCGCCTCCGGGCCAGCCGTTGCCGCCGGAGATTGAAAATCAGCTTGCGGCTATGGTTGCACAGGCCATGCAGCAGCTTGCGCCATCCTATAAAGCTCAGCCTCCGGGCCCTGATCCAATGGTTCAGATTGAGCAGATGAAGGTTCAGCAGCGCGATGCTGATAGTAAACTTGATGCCCAAGTCGATATGGCGAAGGCGCAATTAGAAGCCCAGACTGACGCGGAAGACCGGGCTTCGCGAGAACGGATTGCAGCAATGAAGATGCAGTCCGAAGCCCTGCGTAATAATGGAGGTTACCAATGAAAATGACTGACATGCGGGCTAAGGCTCGTGCAATTTTCGGCCCAGCAATCGCTGAGCCTATGCCTAATCAACCGAACGGTGCAAAGGCGCTTCAGGAGCGTGCGAACGCCCGTCCTATCCCGACCTATAAGGTTGGCGGTTCTGTGAAGAAAGCACCTCCCCAGCCGACTGCAGCTGAGCGGGAAGCAGATCGCAAGCGCCGTGAAGAACTGGCTAAGGCTAAGGTCACACAGACCGAAGCTGACACTCTTGGTCGGTCGATGCGTTCTGAGGGCCCCGGCTATAATTCTGGCGGGAAGGTAGCTCCGGCGTCCCCACAGAAAAAGCCAAAGACTGGTAAAAAGATACCAATTTCACCGCCGAATATATCAAGTCGGCCAACCTCAGACGAGCTAGAACGCCGTTATGACAAGCAGCGGGAGAAGGATCTCCTTGTTATGCCACAGAAACCAACGGGTTACTCGTCCAGCATGAAGTCTGGCGGCAAGGTTCAGACATCGGCTGACACTGCGAAGAAGCTGGCCACTGAAATGGGCGGTATGAAAAAGGGCGGCAAGACAAAGAAAGACGGCCTCGCTGTCATGATCGCTATTGGTGAGCCGATGAAAGGCATGAAGAAGCCAGTCAAGCGCGCTCAAGGCGGTGCTGGCAAAGTCCGCAAGGGCATGATGACGCCCGAAGGTAATATTGTTGATGCCATGAACAAAGTACGCGGCAAGTAATAAAGAGAGCGCGACCGTGCTTTAACAGTGCGGTCGCGCACACTTAATTCCGCAGAAGGTGGGCGAAGACCTGCCGCTGCAAAAAATACCGGAGAAAAAAATTGAGCGCAGAGGAACTAAGCCGCAGAGCGGTTGAGCGTATCAGTGAGCTGCGAGATCGCGCCACAGAATACTCGTTAAATGCACGTTTTAGGCCGTCGAGCCAAGGAGAGCGTTACTCTCCAGCATCGTCGGCGGAAGAGATTGCCCTTCAGGTTCTGGAGGGGAATGCGTTGGTGCGTGGCTATACAGCTGCAATTCAGGTCATCGCCGACGAGTATAAGCGCATGATGCAGCCTGACGATGATAAAATACCGGAACAAAAAACAAGGAGTCATTACTAATGAACATGAGTAATATTGAACCGCACGAGGAAGAGCTTGCAAAGCAATTCATCGATGCGCAGTTCATAGAGATGACAGGTCAGCCGTTTGATATGCGGCCAGCTGGTTATCTCGTGGCTGTAAAAATTTACATCCGCCCTGAAGAGCTGAAGACAATCAAGAAGGAAGACGGCACGGAAGTGACGCTTTACCTGCCTGATACGGTTCGCGCTGAAGACAAGTACTCCTCGGTATCTGCCTTGGTGTGCGCTGTCGGGCCTGAAGCCTATCAGGGTGAAAAGTTTGAGCGTTCCGGGCCGTGGTGCAAGGTTGGCGACTGGATCTTGATCCCGCGCTACGAATCAACAATGGTTTCCTATCGTGGAGTTGCGGTAGCGCTTCTGCCTGATGATCGCGTTATGGCGGTTATTGCTGGGCCAGAAGATGTCGAATCCGGCAAGTCCGCTGGCAATTTTTAAGGAATAGAACATGGATGAAGAAACCGAAATTCCAGAACTTCCCATTACAGAAGAGGGGCCGACAGAGGACATAGACATTGAGATAACTGAAGACGATCTCGGTGAAAGCCTCGCGGATTACGAACAAGAAGAAGCCGACGAGCAGCCTGAGGAAGAGGAGCTTGAGGTAGAGGAAGTTGAAGAGGAGCCTGAAGAAGAGGCTCCGAAACGCAAGCGTTCACCTGACAAGCGCATAGCTGAGCTGTCCCGTAAGGCAGCCGATGCTGAGCGCCGTGCGCAGGAAGCGGAATCTCGCTTGGAGAACGAAGCGCAGATGCGTCAGCAGTCTGACTTTGCAATGATGTCGCACTACAAGAATAACCTCATAAATGAGGCAAGCTCTGTTAAGCAGAGGCTCATGGATGCTCATTCTATGGGCGACAGCGAACAGATTGTTGAACTGCAAAGCATTTACTACAAACTGCAGAACGATCTCTCTGGCGTTGAGAACTGGGAAGCTGAGCAAAAGGTAACAACTCCAGAGGTGCAAAAGCAAGCTCAGCCAAAGGCTCAGCCTCAGACTACGCTTGAACCACGCACAGCTGGTTGGATTCAGAAGAACGATTGGTTCCAGCCACAGTCATCTGAGTTCGATCCTGAGATGCACGAAGAGGCAACCCTGTACGCACGACGTATCGAGCGTCGGTATCGTTCTGAAGGCCGTGACGACGAAATCGGTGGCGTTGATTACTTCACGGAAATCGACCGGCACATGCGCAAGGAATATCCTGACGCATTCTCAGCTGTATCAACCCCAAGCAAGAGAACTCCACCCATGTCTCGTGAATCTAATGTAGCTCCTGTCCAGCGCAGTGCGTCAAACCAGCAAGGCAAAAGCGCCAAGACTATCCGCCTCTCATCAGATGAACGTCGGATGGCGCATCAATTGGTAGAATCGGGTGCGATTCGTAATCCAAATGGAAGTCGCATGACGAAACTTGAAGGCGAAAGACACTACGCAGTTCAAAAGCTAAAACAAAGTAAAGGATCTTAATAATGGCACGAGCATCTAGAATCTCGCAAAGTCGAGCAGCAGAAACCCGCGAAACAGGTATGCGCAAGCGTCCTGAAACGCACTTCCAATCCAAGCTATATGTTCCCAAGGACAAGATCCCTGCGGACATGACGTATGCTTGGGTTCGCGAATCAACCCTAAACGAACCAGATCCAGACAACATGACGGATCGTATGATCAAGGGCTGGGTTCCAGTTCCTGCGTCACGCCACCCAGAAATGGTTCCTCCTCCCCTTCCCGGCTATGAAGGCATGGAAGTTCAGGTTATCCGTCGCGGTGGTTTAATGCTATGTGAATGTCCTACACGGGATGTTAACGAGCGCACCGAAGATCGCGACTTGGAAAACATTGAAACTTTGCAGGACGTTGCATGGACTGGTCAGAACGACCCGAACTTGCCACGCTTTGAGGATAAAGATAGCGGCGTATCGTTCGAGCGCGTTACATCGTTTAAGGATTAACCTCCGGCCACAGCGCACTTATTCGCGTTGTGGGAACTTCCCCTGCCCGGGCAACTGGGTGGGGGTTTTTTTATGTTGTTGACGCCTGTGTTGAATTGAGTTATTCATTAATCTTCGAGGCTACGTAACGTACCGTGGCATGCGACGCCAGTCACGTCATCTGGCCCTACGGCGGGTAGTCGATTCGATGTCGCGTAACGTATCGCGTCACCTAGCAGGCAGGTTAAAGCCGAATCATTCATTTTAGCATGGAGAAACCGTATGTCTTACGGCACGAATGCGCC